GGTTTAAAACCCAATCACTGTGCACTCGCATCAAGCGCCCACACTTATCGGTTGTTTAATTGTTAAAGAGCGGTACTGCTAATTCTGTACTACCAAACTACTTACTGCATCTTCTGCTTTCTTCGGCGATTTCGCTTTCGCGTCGATCGCTGTGTCAGCAGCAGAGAAACGAGATTATGAAGAAGTTTTTATCGTTTGTCAAGTCAGCGTCGCTTGCTTTACTTCGCTGCCTTGCCTACGACCCCTTCAGGTCTCACCAGGCTCGCACCCGGCTTTCTCTTTAGCAGCTATCGAAATATCAGGGTTAACCCTAAGTTTTCGGTAACTGCCAAGCCTGAAACTATAACACAACTTTTGCAGATTATGCAACCGGCTTTTGCCCAACTTGCACCCTATCTTGCAACCCCGCCGTTCGTGAATCGCTTCACTTTCGCAGCAGCCCCGAATCGCTTCGGAGGTTGGTTACCGCTCCAGCCGGCTTGCAACGCTGACCAGACCACCCTACCGGGTAAACCCTGATTCGCCGTCACCAGCCAAGCCCAAGACTATAGCACAATTTTTGCAGATCGTGCAACTGGCTTCTGCCTGATTCGCACCATCCTATGCAAAATTCGCTGACCGCCGGTTCGAGAGAATCATCGCTGACTCACCTCCTTGCTGCCCTGCGGCAGACCCGCTTGCCGTAGCCCTTCGGATCCGTTGCACTTGCCTGGCCCCGCCGCTCAACAAAACCGCTTGAACTGCGAAGGAGCGAGACTATAGCACAGAATTTTCGACTGTCACACGCCGGACGCAAAAAGACTGATGGATTTTGCAGGACGTCGGAACGCAAGCCGCCCGCGGGCCTTCCGTCCCCTGCTCGCGCACTTGTCCAACGCCTCGTCTCTCTATATAGATAGCGTTGTGTGCCCGCGTGCCGATGGCGCAGTCTTCCCTATCTATACAGATATAGGGCGCTTCCCTCGCCCCCCTATCCATATGGATAGGCGATCTCGCCAGCCGGGCGCCGCGCCGCTTGCCCGGCGCGCCGGTACGTTTACTATTCGCCTTGCGCCGCACTGCCCTTAACTTGGAGAAGATGCCCCCATGCCCCCCACCATCGCGTTGAGCGAAGATATCCTGATCAACGTCACGCCTTTCGAGACCCGCGTCGCGCTGGTCGAGCAAGGGTCGGTGCAGGAGCTGCACGTGGAACGCAGCATCCAGCGCGGGCACGTCGGCAATATCTACCTGGGACGCGTGGTCCGGGTGCTGCCGGGCATGCAGAGCGCCTTCATCGACATCGGCCTGGAGCGGGCCGCCTTCATCCACATCGCGGACCTGCGCGAGAACCGGGGCGAGCGCAGCCAGGGCCTGACGCCGACGCCCATCGAAAAACTGCTGTTCGAGGGGCAGACCATCATGGTCCAGGTGGTCAAGGATCCCCTGGGCACCAAGGGCGCCCGCCTGTCGACGCAGATCAGCATGGCCGGCCGCATGCTGGTATACCTGCCGCACGATCCGCACATCGGCATTTCGCAGAAGATCGACTCGGAATCCGAGCGCATCCAACTGCGCGAGCGGCTGCAGGCGTTGATGCCGAGCGAGGAAAAAGGCGGCTTCATCGTGCGCACCCAGGCCGAAGGCGCCAATGACGAGGAACTGGCGGCCGACCTGGAATACCTGCGCAAGCTCTGGACCAGTGTGCAGGCCGCGGCCCGCACCCAACCGGCGCCGGCGCTGCTGCACCAGGACCTGACACTGGCGCAGAGAGTGCTGCGCGACATGGTGGGGCCGTCGACGGGCGCCATCCTGGTCGACTCGCGCACCACCACCGCGGCGATGCTGGAATGGGCCCGCGTCTATACGCCTTCCGTGGTCGATCGCATCCAGCATTACAGTGGAGAGCGCCCCCTGTTCGATACGGCCAATGTCGACGAGGAGATTGCGCGGGCCCTGTCGCGCCGCGTCGACCTGAAGTCGGGCGGCTACCTGATCATCGACCAGACCGAGGCGTTGACCACGGTCGACGTCAATACCGGCGGCTTCGTCGGCGGCCGCAACTTCGACGACACCATCTTCAAGACCAATCTGGAAGCCGCGCAGGCCATTGCCCGTCAATTGCGGCTGCGCAACCTGGGCGGCATCGTGATCCTGGACTTCATCGACATGGAGGAACAGGAGCACCGCGAGACCGTGCTGGCCGAACTGAAGAAGGCGCTGGCGCGCGACCGCACCCGCATGACGGTCAATGGCTTCACGCAGCTGGGCCTGGTGGAAATGACGCGCAAGCGCACCCGTGATTCGCTGGCGCACCAGCTGTGCGAGCCCTGCCCCATGTGCGAGTCGCGCGGTAACGTGCGCACGCCGCGCACGGTCTGCTACGAGATCCTGCGCGAGATCCTTCGCGAGGCGCGCCAGTTCAATCCCAAGGAATTCCGCATCCTGGCGTCGCAGGACGTGGTGGACCTGTTCCTGGAAGAGGAAAGCCAGCACCTGGCGATGCTGGGCGATTTCGTGGGCAAGCGGGTGTCGCTGGAAGTCGAGAGCACGTATTCGCAGGAAAAGTACGACATAATCTTGGTCTGATGCTCTGGACTTCTCAGCACCTATCACCGCCCCTCTGAAAGCCGCATAAATCCTTGCGGCTTTCTTTCCTGGCTTCTCAGGCGTTATCCTCCAAGCTCACGAAAAATGGGTAGCTAGGTGGGTAGCCAAGCCGCCCAGCTACCCAAAACCGAGGGAACCATGGCGACGAAGCGCGTATTGCAGGGCCTGCTGACCGACGTCCAGATCAAGAGCTGGATCCGCGCCGGCGCGCCGCTGGCCAAGTCCGACGGCGGCGGCCTGACCTTTACCCTGTCCAAGGCGGGCACCGCGGCCTGGGTGCTGCGCTACCGCATGCCCGGCCGGCGGGCCGAGGCCACCATCGGCAACTACCCGGATATCACCCTGGCTGAAGCGCGCAAGGAGGCCAGCCGGCTGCGCGCCATGATCGACGCCGGCAAAGACCCGGCCGCCGAGAAGCGGGAAGCCAAGCAGAAGGCCCGTGCCGCCAAGACCATCGAATGGCTGGCCGACGACTACCGCGCCAAGGTGCTGCGCCACCTGGCGCCCAATAGCCAGAAGCTGTACGAGCGCCAGCTGCGCCGGATAGGGAAGGACTGGCGCGGCCGTGCCGTCGATGGGGTCGCGCCAGGCGACGTCATCGACCTGATCCGCAAGACGAAGGACGGATTCGCCACCGGCGCGGGCTGGCGCGAGACCGAGGCCCTGTACATCGTCACCCGCGAGATGTTCAAGCACGCCGCTGGCCAGCACATCATCCAGGTCAACCCCGCCATGGGCATCAGCCTGGAATCCTTGATCGGGAAGCGGCCCAAGGCCAAGGTGCGCCTGATGCTGACCGACGACGAGCTGGCCGTGGTCATGCACGCCGCCCGCATGAACCGCCAGAACCAGCTCAGCGTCTGGATCATTCTGGCCACCTGCGTGCGGGTGTCCGAGTTCACCACCGCGCTGCGCGAGCATATCTGCGTCGACCAGCACACGGTGAAGCGCCTTGGGGCCGGCCTGTGGCATATCCCGGCGTCCAAGACCGGGCCGGCCATGGATATCCCCCTGGCGCCGCCTGTCGTGGAGTGGTTCCGCGAGCTGGACGCGCTGGCGCTGGACTCCCGCTACATCGTGCCGGCGCGCTCCGTGGCGCGCCTGCGTAAGGGCGGTGGCGATGCCCCGATCGGCAAGGATGCCGTCTGGGGTGCCATCGGCTACTGGTTCGAAAACGCCAGGCCCAACGTGCGGCCCTTCACCCCCCACGACCTACGATCGACCGCGAAATCGCACATGCGCGCCCTGGGCGTCGACCGCGACATTTCGGAAATGTGCCTGAACCACAAGCTCAAGGGCGTGGAGGGGATCTACGACCAGTACAGCTACTGGAAGGAGCGGCGCGAGGCGCTGGCGCTGTGGGCCGACCACCTGCTGGCGTGCCGCGGCGCGGACATCGAGGCGGCTGGCACCGCCCGCAACGCCCTGGCGGCTCTGCGCGCCGCTTCCTGATAGGAGACGACCATGGACGACAATGGAATCCTGGAGCAGGTCCCCGGCCAGTACGTGGCCCAGGCCGCCCTTACCCTGCCGCCGCCGGCCACCGCCGAGGACCGCGACTACACGGTCGATATCGACGCCGGCCACGTCGGCCTGGTGCGCCTCACGTTCCGGCGCCAGAAGGCCAAGCGAGCCAAACACACGCATTGGTTCTGGTCGGCCAAGCGAGCGGACGCGGTCTAGGGCTTGGCGGACGCCGTGCCGGCCGTGTATGTGGCCCTGCTGGCCGTTCACTCGGTCAGGCCATCATAGGCCCGCTCACAGGTCAATCCGGCGATGCGGGCGCGGTCTGCAACGACCGCAAGCGCTTCAGCTCTGTCGATAGCGCGGCCGAGCATGTAGGCGAGCAGATCGGCGGCAGCGGTTCCTGACGGGCTTCCGTCGGCAAGGGCGGGATCTCGGGTGACTGCGGCGCGAGCCAACGTGTTTGCGCGGGCGCGCATGCTGTCACGCTCAGCACGAGCGCCAGCAGCATCAGCAGCCGCGGCAGAGGCTTGTTTCTGGGCATCATCACGTGCTTTCTCCACAGCGGCTGTCCGCCGCCTCTCTTCGGTTCTCGCTGCCTCGACAGCGGTAATGGTGGCCTGGGCCTGGGCGGCACGTTCCAGGGCCCGCGCAGCCACCTCGGCGGCAAGCTGCGCATCTCCCCGCCAGCCCTGGACGATCCAGGCCAACCCGCCAGATATCACCGCCCCGGCCAGCGCGGCGGCGGCATAACCGCGCCAGCCGATCAGCGCAGACCCGAGAGACATAGCCGTTCCTCATCCAGGCGTCGGTTGTATAGGCCCTGCACGAACACCTTGCGCCCGTCTGCGGCCGTGACATAGGACCAGACCGGCGAGCCGTTCGGCGCATGCGCCAGGGCATTGCACCCCTCGCGCAGCCGGCCGGCGTTGATCAGGCCTACCGCACGGCTCGCGCAGGTGCTGGGCGTGCCGAAGTTATGGGCATGGCTGCTCAGGGCGTCGAAGATCGGCTGGTTGACCACCACGTCGATGCAATCGGCCAGCCGGAGCTGCCCCTTGCTGACCACCAGGCGCTCGATCTGCTCGCAGCGCTCCGGTGCCCAGTAATCTCCGACCACCAGCGGCTCCGGGCTTGTGTGCTTGGTGATGCCTTTGCACACCGTGGGTAGGCCGCCGGCCAGCTTGTCGGCGTAGACGACGTTCTGCCCTTCTCCCTCCCACTTCCCGAGGAAAGTCTGCAGCGTCGGCGAGAACAGCGCCAAAGCGCCAGAAGCAACCAGGGTGGCCGCGCCACCCGCTATCTTGATGCCCAGCTTCATCATGCCCCCTTTCCCTGCCACCAATCTCGCACCAGGCGCCAGTACTTCGGCACCAGCAGACCGATCTGCATGGCGAGATAGACGAGCGTGGCCAAAGCCACCCATTCATTGAGCGTCAGCCCGTAAAAGACCGCGCCTCCGGCCCCGATTCCCATCTTGACCATCGCCGCCTGGTCCTCATGCATAGCTTTGCTCCTGTTTCCGGTCCGCATCACTGCCTCCGGTTGTGTGGACGAAAAAAAGCCCGCCGAAGCGGGCACCCGCCGGCCAATATCGGCCGTCGGTTATATTTGTGTCACATATAAATACGAGCCTCCGATGAAGAAGCCCATTGCAATACTCGTGATCTCGGCCGCCCTCATATCTGCAGCGACAGCATGGGCTTTGAGCCGCCCTTTTCAATCATCGACGCCCGACCCATTAACCGGATGCCCCAGCGTGGAATTGACCTGGCTCCTGCAACCCGTCACGAAAGAAGAGCGCGCGGCCACACTGCACGAAACCCGAGTCCCTATCGCAGAACTCGAAACCCAGTGCGACCAGCGCGCATGGCTGCAATCCATCGCCTCGCGTATCACCGGTCCCGGCAAGGACGAAACCCAGAAAATGACCCTCTGGGCCGGTTTTCTACAAGAAGCGCTTTTTCATTCCTGTAATGCGCCTCTCGACGAACAAGGCCAGGCCGTCTACAGCCCAATATGGATGCTGCAGAACCGCGGCGTCCAGTGCGGCCAATCCGCGCGCCTTTTCGTCGACGGGATGACGGCGATCGGCATGAAGGCACGACTGGTGCAACTGCATAACCACGTTTCCGCCGAGGCGTGGGCCGACGGTAAATGGCACTTTGTGGAAACTGACGCCCTGATCGACGGCGATCAGATATGGCGTTCCGACGGGCGCATCGCCTCAGTCTCCGAAATAATGGCGGACAAATCCCTCCTGAAAGGTGTGATCGCCATGGAAGAACTGACGCAATACCCCGTCTGTACGAATCTGGGCATCCCCACCTTCGAGAGCGTCTTCCAGAAATACCGATACCCAGGTGACTCGCTCGACACCCCCTACGTCATCAAGAAGACGGCGACATCCGAGCAAGAGCGCAACCACTACTTCGGCTGGAATTACTACGAAAAATGCCGACTTGATGACGCCAGTTGTTATAACTAGGTCTGAGCTGGCGCCGGGTCGGCAGGCAGGTAACCGGTCACTCGAAGATTGAACCCGTAGGCCGCTGTCGACGGCCAAGAAAGCGCGGTGTTAGCCGTCCATTTGACCTCGAAGCATCGGTTGCTATCCAGGGGCACGAACGTGCCTCCCACTGATCGTGCGCCGTCGCCAATGCCCACGGTAATGGTCTGCATCGTGTAGGCATAGTCCACCGTTTCGCCCTTCGCCCGGAACGCGATGGCCAGGTCGCAAATCCCGTTATAAGTGTCTCCACCCGTGATGATCAGCAGGCCGTCCAATCGCACGCCCACGGCATCGATTGGCACATGGTTGGACAGGTCAACAGTCGACCACACCCCCATGGGGTACTGCGACAATCCGACGCCCGTGGAGGAATTGACGAAGAGCGGCAACGTCATGAAAGACGACGGTCCACCCTTCGGTATACGGAGAGCGGAATTCCCTACCCAGTCCGAGACATTTGCGCCTGGCATATCACTCTCCCATTATTCCTGTCCGATGATGGTGAACGCGGGCGCGACTGGACGACCGAGTTCGGGAAAGCCAACCGACGACGGCCATTCCCTGAGCTCCTGGATATATTCCAGCAGTGTTCGGTACTGAGCGTCAGTCAACGATTGCGTCACGCCAAGATCCGATTCATCGCGGTGTCGGTCGCGCAGCCATGCCACGCGCGCGATCTCGCTGTCGCGCCAAGCCCGGGCATGGCTGGGGTCCGTCTTGCCTTCGTTGGAAATGTCGTCGGCCCACGCCGGCAGACCATCGGGGCCGCCGATTCGGCGCTTTCCTGCTGGAGGCGTGAGCAAAGCGAATTCTTCGAAGATCTCGGCGTCCACCTCGACAGCATCCGGCGGCCAGCCAATCCCGGAGTCGTAGGCGGTCTTGAGCTCCGCCGGGAAGAAAGCGTTCAGCGTTGCGCTGTAATGCATGGTGAATTCCCTCATCAGTAACCGATGACCATAACGCCCGGCACCAGAACCGCATTGCCGCCAGTGGTGGACCCGTTGCTCACATCGACAACAGCGCCGCTCGTGGATTGCGAAACCGTCGTGGTGTAACCATGAGTCCCTGAAACATAGCGGCACGTCGCCACCGCAAACAGCGCGGAATTCGGAAAAGGAATCGGAAACGAAATGGCGATATTGGTGTTGGAAGTATTCTGCGGAACGGTCTGCTGGGCACCGGACGCCCATTGAAAGATGAGGTCATTCGGGAGGAACTGCACGCCGTTCGGCGTCTTAGATTGCCGCGCCCCTGAGAACGCGTCCGCGAGCTTCTTGGGTGTAAGGGCGACGACGTCGCTGGTCATGGCCTGAGCCTGCGCGGTCGTCGCAATGGCGATGATCCCCGCTGTCGTGGTGCTCGCGGCATTGTTGATCACGGCCGTCCAGTTGGTGCCACCGCTATCGGGGTTCGTCGTGTTGTTGTCGACGCCATTGAGCCAGAAACCGGTGCCGGCAGCGTTCAGCAGAATCGCGCCTTTCGGATATCCACCGATCGCCGCGGAGAATGCTGCGTCATAGCCATAGATACCGCCCGCCTGCGCCCACCTGGCGGCCGCCGAGATAAGGTTCAAGATACCGTTGAAGTCCGCGCCGGCCGGCGGGATACCTCCGGCCACGATGGGCGTCATGGTTATCGGTGGGAATCCGGTTTCCAATGACGCCAACCCGGTAGTGGGCGACGCATTCGTAGGGATCGTGTTCTTGGTGCCGCTGTTTGCGAACGGCAGCGGGATTCGCGACGGAATATCGCTAGTTTGCATTGATAACCCCTGTGAAAAAAGTACCGTAATCGAATGGGGCAACCCCATCCCCCGCTTCAGCGAAGCCAAAGACATTCGGCACGGGGACTTCAGCGATGGAGACACCGACGGCTGCCGGGCGCGGTATAGCGTTCGACTGTGCCAATATCGCCATCTCGAAAGGCTGCAGGAAAAACTCGAACGTGAACCGCATATGCATGTGACCGAGATCGTTCACGTAGCAGCGCCCTCGGCCTTCGAATAGGTTTTGCAGTAACCTATTCAGGCTGGGCGCTGTGCAGTCGGAGATGTTGGCCAGGGCCTTGACCAGTATCAGGGTTCGATACGCTTCATCGGATAGAAGGTATGTCTGCGTGCTGGCCTCACCTGTCCAGAAGGGAGCCTGGCCGAACGGCTGAGGCCCCGTCGCCGCAGTCGGCGCTGTATAGGATTCGTCGAAACCCAGGTAGGTTTCTTCCCCAGGTATGGTCAACCGGCGACCCACACCCACAATACGCCCCCAGACATCTAGGCCAAACCCCTGAGCTGTCTCCACATTCCAGACGAAATCGTAGAATGCATCGAAATCCGCATCTGGGTTGATGTACTCGTCCATGTTGTTGAGCAACTGAACAAGCGTCGGGCTATTCGCATACTGGCTGATGAGGCTCCGGGCAACCAGTCCCGGCTTGGGCGTCACGCTCATACCAATGTCACCACGATGTCATCGGCCGAAATCGTCGGTCGACGGTTAATGGGTATCACCACACTGGGTAACGTCGCCGACGAGGTCCCAATGAGCAGTGAGAGAATTGATACAGCAGGGCTGATCGCAGACACCGGCGCGTAGTAGCGGCTTGCGTAGATCGTCGACCCGATTCGCGCGCGTTGACCACCGTCGCCCCCGTTGAAAGCAGCGATGATCGCCTGCTTTGTCAAATTCACAACGTCGGCCGGCAGTGAAGGATTGGCAGCGATCTGCACGGCGAACAGAATGGGCTGTGCATCTGGCGTTTCCCAACTCACCACATACTGTGGATATGGGAACGAATACCCATCCTTGTCCTCGATCGTGTAGCTGGTGTTGCCGTTGTAATTGGCACCGACACTTTTTTTTCGCCAGATCGCGTCGGCGATCTTGGAAGCCTCGCCACCGACCACGGCAACCCACAACGAGTGCGGCGCCAAGGTAACGCCACCAATGACCAAAGGCGCATCGCCTACGTTCTCGGTCGCATATACATCGATCACGCCATCAATGTTGGCCACAGCGGCGTAAATCGAGGGCAGAGAACCTCGCGCATTCAATGCAACCGACTGCTCGCGCCGTGCCTCGAACTCGGCGCGCGACTCGACATTGCTGCCGACCGTGCCAGGGTCAGCATTCGAGACCGAATCCCAGCCTGGGATAGCCTGATAAATCTGGTTCAGCATGCCGGCCGCGCAGCTGATCGGGCCGTTGACCGAGCAGGAAAACGGCAGGTCGATGCTGCCGGACGGAGGAATGGTGCCGGCCTGCGTGCAGAGGTAGATGTTGCCGTCGACCGCTTGCGCGCGGGCGCCCACCGGGATCGTGACGCCCGTCAGGCCCATGCAGGTGGCGATCACTGTGGTGGCCGTGCCAGGCTTGCGGTCCAGGAAGTAGATGCGGCCGATGGCGTCCTGCATCCGGCCGGCGGCGAAGGCCGGGTCCACCTGGTTCACATACGAGGCGAATTCGCTGTTCTTGTCGCCGATGATGGCCGTGGTAGTGCTGGCCAGCTGACCCTGGGGCGTTTCCAGGTTCTTGTTCAGGCCGCCGCCGAAGGCGCTATCCATGTCCGCCAGCACGCCGGCCAGGATCTCGGATTCTTGAGGCAATACGAGGCCTTCCGGCGTGAACTGCACGCGCGGTACTTGGGAGGTAGCCATGGGGTCCCTAGAAAGTGATGGTCGACGTCGTGCCGTTGGTCAGCGTGACTTCGACATAGCCGCTCAGGCGGCGATTCTCGAAAGCGGTGATGGTCGGTACGGCGTCGGCAACGTCCGGCACGGCCAAGGCCGCGGCGCGCAGCCGCTCGCGCATCAGCGCCAAGGGCGGCAACTGGCCCAGCACCTCGGTCCAGTACGGTATGCCCTTGGCCGTGTCATAGAACAGCTCGCCCCGGAACAGCTTGATGGCGCTGGCCACGTCCTGCGCCACCGCGTAGGGATTCGACGCCATCGCGATGTTGCCGGCGGCATCCAAAACGAGGTCCCAGACGGTCCGATCGAGTAGCAGCGTATTCATGGGTTCGGTGTCCCGGTGTTCGAGGGGCCGGCCTGCACGCCCGGGTGGGTATGCGTCGAGCCGACGTCCTTGCCGTTGTTGCGCAGCGTGCCGAGCGTATTCATGTTGCCCTGCCAGGTCGAGGTTCCGCCATATGAGCCGGCGCCCTGTTGCACCGTGCCATTCAGCACGATCTGGGGCGAATTCAGGGCGCATTGCTCGCTGGCGTTCACCTCGACGTTGGGCGCCACCACCGTCACCTTCGAAGGCGACACCACGTTGATTCCGCCCTCGGTGAACTGCACATACTGCACCGGCGCGCCGTTGAGCAGGCCGCCGAAGTAGAGGCCGTCGGCCATATCGTGCGTCCGCCAGGATCCGGGGTTCGCTTGCTGCTTGCTGGCCTTGACCGCCGACAGGTCCCGGTTGGCGAATGCCGCCATGCCGATGTCCCCGACCTTCGGATCGAGAATCACGGCGTCGGTGCCGCCCTGCAGCCGGAAGTACGGCAGCTGGAACAGCTGGCCATGCGGCACCGCATTTCCGCTTCCGTCCAACTGGTTCACCAGCGGCTGCACGTCGACGAAGCCGACCGGCGACACCCCGCCGTTGTTCGTGACCGCGATCACGCGCACCAGCGTGCAGGTGTTCAGCCGGTTCAGCATCTGCGTCACCAGGAAGCTGATCGCGCCGAAGTCCTGAGAACCGTCGGCGGCCGCAGCCTGTCCGCGGTACCCGAATTGAGGATCAGCCATTTACCGGCCTCTGGCACAAGATTCTTGACACCCAGGCGCCGCCCGGGACCTCCGCCTCGAGCTGATGCACGAGACTCACTACTGTCCATTCCCCGTGCGCCGCCTCGATTACCGAAATCACCTGCACGCGGTTTCCGAGGCCCAGTTGTGGGGTGTACTGCACGGTGAACTCCACGCCGCCGCCGGTGAAGGTCGGGTAGCCCACCAGGTTGTCGCCGGCCTGGATAAGCACGGGCTTGTCGGCGCGGGCGCCGGCCTGCGGCCAAATTGCCAGAATCCCGCGGTCGATCGTGTAGTTGAAGCGCGCCGCGCGAGCGCAGGCTTTCAGCTGGTCCAGCGCAGTTCCTGGGAAGTATGGGTTCGACAGCGCCACATCCACACCGTTGTTCTGGAAGGCCAGATTCATGGCCTCGGCCAGGTCCTGAGCAACAACCGCCGCCTGTACCGCTCCCCTGTAACTGCGCGCATTGGTCGGCTTCACTGCCTCGAATGCCGCCGCGAGCGCAACCACATTGAAGACCACCTCGGGCGCCTGGTTGTAGTCGGCCCAGGCCTGGGAGATCGTTCCCTCATAGACGACGGTCAGCGCGTCGCCGCCCACGTCGCCAGCCGCGACCAGAATACGGTTGTTCCGGCGCTCGGTCAGAATGGGCCCGATCACCGTCAACTTGTTGATCATGTCCTGCGACAGGCCGAAGATGCGCAGCTGCAGCTGGGCCTGCGCGTCCCCGTTGTAGGCCACGACGGCCGCCTGAACGCGGTAGCCGGACAGCGTGACAGCGGGCCCGGCATTGTCACCGAACTGCCCCTCGGCCAGGTTGATCGTGACGTCGATTCGGCGTTTGACGAAGCTCATAGATCTGTGCTTTCCCGGTACATCAATTGGAAGCGGCCGCCGAAACCGGTGTAGACAGGGTCATCGCGCCCTTGGGTGTCAACGAAAGTCAGATCTCCCACGAAGCCGCTGTAGGTCTCCCGGATCAGCCAGACGCGGTCATGGCATAGCACCGCCATGGCGACAGGCTCGTGATTCACCTGCAGGTCGAGGTATACCCCCGTGGACTTCTGGTAGACGCTGACCTGGCAATTCTGGCCGCCTAGCACAACGCTGCAGGTCTGCGCCGGCACGGCGCGCAGTGGAATCTGCCTCATTGGATACTCCCATCGAGCGGCACGGCGTTGATAGCGGCGGGCTCGGAAACCGGGAAGGTTTGCACCTGTCCGTTGTTCTGCTCGCCGGCGCCGTCCGGCTCCGCAGTGCTGTTGAAGGCGGCCTTGGCCGTCTGCCTCACTTCCTCGACGTACAGATCTACGATCAGCTGGCTGGGCCCCGAGCGCGAGTTCCGCTCGTAGGAATAGGCCACGACGTTGGCCGCCGGATAGACGATCTCTGGCGTCACCACCGAGAACAAGTCGACGCTCCCCTTCAACGTCTCGAGGGTGTTCAGCAGCGCGCCGCGCGACGCGGTGTCGCCGCTGAGGGCGAACCGGAGCATGGCGTCGAACGGCGTGTCCACCTTGTTGAACGACGAGAACGAGCCCTGCTCCACCGGAAAGCTCGAGATCCGCGACCCGTTGCGAAAGCGGATGCCCAGGAAGGTGTCGAACAGAAGCACCTGCTGGCCATCCTGGTCATACAACCCCCAGCGCGGTATGCCGAAGATCAGCGCAGCGATCGCGCCAAGCCCCAGGTTGGCCAGCTCAGACAGCGATGGGATCGTCGTCTCGCGCAAAATCGCGGGGACGCCTGGCACCTGCGGCACATTCGGGAAAGGAATAAGCGGCATCAGAAAGTCCCTGTATTCGCCTGGTTCACCAAATTCTGGCTGCCGCCCAGCGCACCCAACTCGCTTGCGATACCGCGGCCGTCTGTCGCCGGCGTGTGAACATTGACGTCACCATGAATATTGATTTCGTGGTTGTTCTCGGTATTGAGCGGGAAAGGCTTGGCGCTGGCCTGGGCAGCAAGAGGGGCGGCCTGCGCGGCCTGCACCATGTTCACGGCCCCCAAGGCGCTGTTCTTCAACGCATCGGCCTGAGCAAGCCGTGCCAGCTCGGTCGCCACGGCGGCGCGCTCGTCCGCCCTGATCTCCTTCTTCGCCGGGATCTCGAAATCGGTGGTCACGATGCGGCTCGCATCCTCCACCGACTTGGATGCGCGCAGGCGATCACCGGCGCCCTTGTGGGTATTCCGCAGCTCCCAGTCCACAAACGCATACTGCTGATCGCGCGTGGCATTCATGATGTCCACGCCCATGACGCGCTTGAACATCTCCACCCGCTCATTGCGCCACTGGGCCACCCCGAACGCCGTGCCACTGTCGCCAACAGCGCGGTGGTCGAGCTTGCCGCCGCTCTCGGCCTGCAGGTTGTTGACGATGCCGATGGCCTGGCTCCGCGACCAGCCCATCTTTTCGAACTTCTCGATCGCGTCTTTCGCGTCCGGCGTCAATTCGGCTTTGGGCTTGCTCTTCAACCAGTCGGGCGTGATCGCATCCTTCGCCGCGTCCATCGACGCCTTGACGGGGTCGCTCGAACTGCCGATCTTGTCTCGAACTTCCTTCGGCACCAGCTTCTCGATGAGCGACGTCAGCGCCTTGAGCAGCTGTTCGAAGCCGGAAATGAAGCTCTTCACCCCATCGTTGATGGCGCCACGGTTGCGGATGATCCAGTCGCCCAACTCGATGAGCTTTTCAACGAGGAAATCGAACGCCGGCATCATCGCCGTGAGCACGTTCACGCCTACGCTCGACAGCTTGTTCATGGCTGTGTCGTACCGTTGGCGGAGCTGTTCCGCACGATCCGACGCGGCGGCCAGTTCTCCGGCGGCCCCCGACTGCTCGCGGCGGCGCCGGGCGATCCCTTCAGGCCCTTCCTTGTACAGGTTGAACTGCTGGGCGTCCAAGCCCATCATGTTGGCAGCCAGCGCAGCCCGCGATCGGTCCGTCTTGTACAAATCCGCGACAATCCGGGCTCGGGCCTGCAGGTAGGTGTTGCCGTCCTTCAGATCCTCGACCTTGCCCCCGAACTGGAAGAACGCCGGCAACGTCTCCGCCGCCATACCGCGCTTGAACTTCGCGACCTGGTCGGCGGATTCCTTGAGCTGGTTCGTGATCCCTTCGACCGAGCCGCCAGCGTTCTTCGCCGCCAGCTGCCATTCGGCAAGGTCCTTGGCGCTCATGTTCAGATTGCCTGACAGGCGCGCGAGGCTGGACGTGGATTCCACGGTGCTGGACACGAAGTTCTTGATGCCCATGCCTGCAGTAAACACCGCAAGCAGAGCCAGAGCCTCGTTGCGCACCTTGCTGAAGAACATGGCCGCCTGCTTGCCGTTAGCCTCCATCGTCCGCGCGGCCCGGCCGGATTCCTCCGACGAGTGCTTGAGCGAACGGTCGACCTCCGCCACGCCTTGCTTGAACCCCTTGGCGTTCAGCTTCAGCTCGACGAACAGGGCATCCAGAACGGTGGCCATATTATTTCCTCGCGTTGGCTATGGTCTGCTGGTTGTGCGCGTCCACCGCGAACACCTCCAGCAGGTTGTAAAGATCCTCGGCCCCATAGACCGTTTGCAGGTCGTGCAGCAGGCTGGGATGCTGAGAGATCACGGCGCCGATGTTCCGGGGAATGTTGGCGTACTGGATCAGCCGCGGGCCGCCTGCCCAGGCTTGGAGCCCGAAGTCGATCGGGCGGCGGCCATAGAAAAATCCATGTGCAGCCCCAGCACGTGCTTTCTCAGCGTCAGCAGCGTGGCGACTTCCTCGATGTCATCTGGGACGAGGCGGCGGATGACGTTGGCGCTGGGCTGGATTTCCACGCACTCCATCATCTTGTCCAGCAACGGCTTGGCGCTGTCATAGGGCAGTTTGGTCAGCGCAGTCATGCCCAGCGTAGCCACGCCAGCCAGGCCGGCCTCGGCGATGTTGGCCGGGATTTCCACCCCGGCATTCATCAGGGCGAAAAGCGCCCGGCCGGCCCAGTCCTCGGCCTCGTAGGCCGAAAGCTCAGTCAGCACGAACACCTTGCCCTTGTCGCGCCCCTCGGCGCTGATGGTCACGGTTTCCTTTTTGCGTGCCATATCACACCAGAGCCGGAGAGACGTCTTGCCAGGTGATCTGGAACGTCCGGGGTTGAAGGATGGTTCGAGCCGTCGGCGCCGGCGAAATCTGGGTGAGCACGCCGCGGGACATCGCGTATTTGCGGTCGGTCGAAGGGACGGCCAACGTGCCGCTGCAATAGAAGACCTCGCGCGCGGTCTTCATGGCAGCCAGATAGGCCTCGAAGACGATGAGCGAAGGCGAATCTGCCTGGATGGAAATGGTCTGGATGCTCATGAAAGGCGTGTAGCCGGCGGACATTCGGCCATCGACGCCCATCACCGCCTGGGCGGGCTGGACAGCCTCGAACGCGAAAGCATCGTCCGTGGCGTACCCCTCGATTTTCTGAGCGACGGGGAACACGCCGGCCACCGCCAGATAGAGGACGGAGTTTGCACTGGTGAGAGTGGACATGTCAGTGGGTCCTTACAGGACGGCCAGGGAGGCCAGGGTGATCTGCTGGACGGAACCGCCGTCCATGTACCAGAACGTCATGGGCGGCGTCTCGCGCGCCTCGCGCACCTGCGGCGTGGCGTCCTTGATCTGCAAGTACCAGCCACGGGTCTGGAGCGTTTCCGAGATGTCCACGCCGGCCTGGTTGTTCACCTGGGCCTTCTGCTGCGCGGACAGCGTCACGCCAGCGCGGATGGCGCCGAAGTTCACCCCCGCGTTGATCGGATCCAGGCAGGCAGCATCGATCAGCGTGTAGCCGTCCAGGTTGTAGGGGATCGAGTTCACCTGCGTGAGCAGCGTCATCAGCGCCTGCTGGAAGGCGGCGTTGAGCCAGATCTGGTTCACATAGGTGTCGACCCACTTCCAGTTTCCGCTGATCTGCCCAGGGTAGAAGAAGCGGAACTGGTCGTTGCTGGTGGCATAGTCGCCGTAGAAGTTGTAACCGTTGTCGATCAGCGTCTGCGCGGTCGTGGCGTCGGTCACCGAGAACGTCAGGCCCGACTGGCTCTTGAACGCCAGGGTGATCCGGCCGTTCGTGCGCTCGAAGTCGATCGACGCCACGGCGCCCAGCACGAAAGCCGCATGCTGGATGTCCTTGTAGACCGGCACCGAGCCGGAATACTCGCTCGCCCGGATGCGCGCAGACCAACTGGTGGTGCTGCCCTGCTGCGTGGCCGCCTCGTCGGTATCCCAGCCCACATAGGCGTAGCGATTGCCCCGGCTGTTCGTCCAGGCCGAGAATGCGACCTTGCCGTCGGTGTCCGGCTCGAACGTGGTCATGAACGACGCCCAGTTCTGGGTGATGTCCGTGATCGCGCTCATGTTCGTGGCCGGCACGCCGGCGGCGGCGCCCTGCGACAACACCGCGCCGGTGGCCTGCGTCAGCTTCAGGCCGGCCGCGATCGTGCCGCTGCCGTAGCTGATGGTGCTGGCCGCGCCATCGGTAGCCGAGGTGATCACGAAGGCCGCGCGCTGCGCATCGTAGGTGCACGAGGCGCCGAACGACGTGAACGCGGCCTGGATGATCGAGGCCGCGTTCGAGAAGCTGGTGGCGGCGGCAAGATCGATGGCGCTGGACGTCTTCGCCGTGCCATCCACGGTCACGATCAGAACACCCGTCAGCTCCTGGAGCTGCGCCAGTGTGGTCGACGCCATCGAGCCGCCGCGCACGTAGGCGGCCACGGCCTCGGTCGGATACTGGGCGAACAGCAGGCTGCCCGGCTTGCGCGTCGAGTTGTCGAAGCCGTTGAAGTAGGTGCCGGCCAGCGTCGCCTCGGTCGAGGTGGCGCCGAAGAAGCGCTCCACATCGCGCGCCGTGGCGAAGCTTTGGACGGTTCCGACCGGCACTGCCGTATCGGTGGTGAGGATCAGGCCGTTCAGGTCGAGCGCCGATCCGCCGGCGCCGATCACGCCAGGGACGACCTGGACGATTTCACTGGCGGGAATGGACATAGCTTTAAGCTCCCGGAGGGTAGGTAGTGTCGACCTCGACGAGGTCCACGTGGAGTTCGTCCGCAAACTGCTGCGGCACGGTGATGGATGGGTTGAATTGCAGGACCGCGTCGACTGACCAGCGTTCCAGGTACTGATCCTCGCCGGTGATGAACGGCAGTTGCCGCGGCTCACCGGTGTAGAGCGGCTGCGCGCCGCTCGCCTTCAACGCGTCGCAGCCGTAGGAGCTGCGCAGCGCGATGCAGATGGCCAGGGCCATGTCCTGCGCGCCGTCGCCGTAGCAATCGACCTGGGCGTTCCACTGGGTGGGCCGCGTCAGCGTCATGGTGCCGGCGCTCGGCACGTCGGCGTAGGTGGTGCGCGGCAGGGACAGCGCGGGCGCCAGGATGGGCATGATGTACACGTAGCGCCCCGCCGGCGGCGGCACGCGGTTCTGCTGCCCGCGCACCACCAGCACCTGGTCCCCGACGATGACCTGCACGAACGCGCCCAGCGCCTCGCACAGGGCGTCTTCGGTGAGGGAAACAGGGATGCTCATGGCGCCGCGTCCATCTGAAGGGTCACGCCGACCTTGCACCAGTCGGGCCAGGTCTCGAAGACAGCGGTCACCAGCCACACCTGGCCGCCGAAGACCAGCAGATCGCCACCCTTGCCCAGCGGGCGCACAACGCCCTGCGTGTCGCCGTACATGTACACGCTGCGCTGCACACCCTGGATGTTCTGCGCCTCGAGATGAGCCAGGTCCTTGCCGCTCAGCGGCTGCACCTGCAGGCGCACGGCCGCGTCCGGCTTGTACTTCGGCACCTGCTTGCGCCCGGCGCCGATCTCGTAGCCATCGCTGGCGCGCAGCGTGCCGTCGATCATCGGGTTGACCGCGGCGATGATCGGGCCGGCGATTCCGTGCAGGTTCATGTGTCGACCTCGTAGTCCACGCTGTTCATCATGTGGCCGGTATCGACCAGCGGCTTCTCGAAGCCCTTTCGAGCCACGGTGACAGGGGATAGGGGCGGGCTGTCCAGCTGCCGGATGGATTCCTGCAGCTGGCCCTTGATGCCCTCGCCCATCTGGCCGAGCGTCTTGTCGATGTCGTAGTCGTTGTTCTTGGCCACGGCACCCAGGGCGCGCGGCCAGTCCTTCTGCTTCTCGGCGATCATGGCCCGGAAGAACGGCCGCGGAGGCTGGTTTCGGTCCGGCCGGCCAAACTCGTTGACGGCGGCCACCAGCGCGACCGGCGTGCCGTCTGGGTATGTCGCCCCTTCCAGGAACCCCACGCGCAGCGAGCCGCCGTCGCCCAGCTTCTTGGCCATGTCCTCCAGCCGCCGCACCAGGGCCTGGCCGCCCTTCAGGCCTACGGTCGCCATGGAATCACCACGGGGACCGCGTAGCCGGTCGGCGCGGGCCGGTAGCGGCCCACCCGGTACTTGGCCGTTGCCTCCCAATACTGGGCGCCATAGCCGGTCTGCGCGTACCACTGCGCCGAGCCCGGCGCCACGTTGTACTCGGCCGCCACCGACACCGAGCCCTCCGTGGCGCTGCTGATCCGGCCCACCAGCGGCCGCGGGCCCTGGCCGTTTTCGCCATAGGTCAGCGCCGCGATGTGGGCCGTCAGCAGGTACAGGAGCACCTTGCGCTCGTCGACGTCACAGACCGCGCTGCTGTCCTTGTTGCTCAGGTACAGCGTGGCCATGCTGAAGGCATGGTTCAGCTGCGCGTCCGAGAGCGTGGCGAAGGACGGGTAGATCTGCCGGAACTCGGCGGGGTCAAAGACGACGACAGCCATGGGCCGCTCCTAGTTTTTCTGATCGGGCACGCGCTCGAGGCCCTTGCCGGGCTTGTCGGGGTCCAGGCCTTCCAGGCCGCTCTTTTCGCCCTTGCGTTCCTTGGCCTTCGAGATGGCGCTGCGTTCGCCGCCCTGGGCGAAGATCAGCTCCTTCTTCAGGGGTTGGAAGTCGGGGTACAGCTTCGTCCAGGCTTCCCAGAAGTCGGCGGGCACTTCGGTGAGGCCATGGCCTGCGATGGCGTCCGGGTGATTGGCGCCGTTCAGCACCACAGGCTCTTTGGCGCCCGGGATGTCCAGGATCAGCCCATTGGGCAACTTGCATGCGACAGTAACGGTCGACATTTCTCTTCCTCGAATGAAAAGGGGCGCCGGATTGGCGCCCCTGGTCGTTGCTGGAGATCCGCGTTACACGCCGATCATGCTGGCAATGGCCATCGGAACCTTGATGACGGCGCCCCAGGTGCCCTGCGACTTCTTCTGCTTGAAGCTGGAGGTGTCGCGGACGATGGCATGGGCGCGCATCTTCTCGGTGAAGGCGGCGGTGCCCACGTTCTGGCCTTCGATCGAGTCGGCGATGAGCTGCACCAGCTGGCCCGAGCCCGTGGCGTACTGCACGGCGGTCTCGACGGTCAGGTTGGGGAAGTTCTTGGCCAGCATGTCGCTGACGTTGACGTTGTACTGGTTCGTCTTCGTCAGGTTGACTTCGATCTCGGGCGACATGCACAGCTTCAGCTTGTCGCGCCGCGTGACCAGGCCGCGCGTCTGCACCACCAGCTGGCCGTAGATCTTCACGATGTCGTCGTAGACCGCTTGGCCATCCTTGCCCGACCAGAGGGTCACGCCGCCGACCGAGATCGGAGCCACCGGCGCCGACAGGTTCGGATCGTTCAGCAGGCCGTAGTTCTGCAGGCCGGCGATGCCGAAGAAGTAGCTGTTGTCCTGGAACTTGTTCAGCACCAGGGCCGACGCGATGTTCAGCTCGGACGCCCAGTTGATCTTCGCCTGGCCGGCCATGTCCAGCTCGCGTTCACCCCATTCCGTCATGGTCTGGTAGTGATACGACTGTCGCTGCGGGAAGTTGGTGTTCGCGCCGGCGCGGCCGTTGTTGTTGAAGTCGCCATAGGACGACACTTCGCCCGTGGATTCCACCACCGGGAAGGTGGCGGTCAGGGTCGTCCAGTCGCCTTTCTTCGACTCGCCCAGGATCACGGCGCCCTGCATCGGCGTCGTGAGGACGCGGGTCAGCTCGGGGTCGATGTAGTTCAGCAGGTAGCCCGGGATGCCCGAGTTGCTGACCGTCACCAGTGGGCCGGCCGCGTCCATGGCGAAGCCATAGTCACTGCGGAAGCCGTCGGGCAGGTAGTCCTGAGCGCCCGGGAACACGATGCCGAAGCGCTTCTCCAGCATCGCGAGGTCTTGATGTCGTTTCATGTCATTACCCCAGGTTGGTGGAGGTGATCTTGATCAGCGCGCCGACGGCCCCCGCGCTGGCAACGAACCAGTCGGTCTCGGTGCTTCCGGCGATGGTGTCGCCAGCGGCACCGGTGGAGATGGTGCCGTCCGTGTTGGAGGCGAACACCTTCTGGCCGATCGTCGCCACGGTCTTGGTGGCGGCCCAGAAATCGCCCAGGTTGTGCAGGGTGACGCCCAGACCGGCCGGGATGACCATGGTGGACTCGGCCAGCCAGATGGTGATGACGCCCTGCTGCTCACGGTGCACGAAGCCCGTGGGCACGCCGGTGCCGGCGTTCGTGACCTTGCCGTTGGCGTCAGCCCAGGCGAAGCGGCCGACGGTCACGCCGGCGGTGTCCGCCACCAGCGCGCCGGGGCCGGCCAGGACGGTCGAACGCGGGTTCGAGCTGGCGAAGTCGCCGGCAACCGCGGCGGCGGGTTCGATGTAGACCTGTTTCTGGAAGGACATTTAGATCACCTTCGGCTGATGGGGGTAGCGCTGGTTGAAGCTCTGCACCGAGGCCGAGTCCATCGCCACACGCGGGGTTTGGGGAGCCTGGTCTTGGGCCAGGGCCATCTTGACCAGCGCGCGGTATGCCGAGGGCGGCGTATCGGTCAGGTCAACACCCTTGGCGTCCAGGGCCATCTTGTAGACCGCCTCGGCCGAGTCCTGGGCGACGATTTCGCCGAGGATGGGCCGGCATTCCTGCTCGGCGGTGCGGATCGCGGTCATGCGCGCGATGGCGCCTTCCTCGCCGGCCTTCGTGGCCTTGGCCAGAGCGGCGTCCATGGCCTGCTTGGTCACCGGCGCCGGCGGCGTGTCAGGAGTGTGCGGCGGTTCGTCATTGGCCGCAGCCGGCTCGCCCAGGGCGGCCATGACGCGCCCGGCTTCTTCCGGGCCCAGCTTCTCGCCGAGCATTTCACGGATCTTGCCCATCAGCTCGTCGTCTTGGGCGACCGGCTTGGGCTCGACCACCTCGTCGTCCTCGTCCTCGCCGATCGGCGCGACGGTCGGGTCGGTGAACACCTCGATGACCTCCTTCAGGTCTTCCAGGTCGGCGTCCTGCGCCAGCTTGCCCTTGAAGTGGTTCTGCATGGCGCGGATGATGCGCGGCTGCTCGGACTTCAGGTTCTTGCGGCTGACGCCCTTCAGGAAGGGGGTCAGGTCGCCCAGTGCCGCGTCCTGGGCCAGCCGGGGCCAGATATGCGCCCCGAGTGCCCCGGCGACGACGGCGGCGGTTTTGCTCAGTTTCATTTTCGGGATCTCCGAAGGGTTGAGGGTACTGCTGTCGCCTACGACGACGTCAGGGCCTGCGCGGCCCACTTCGACAAGCGCGACGTGATTGCCGCGGATGTCTCGCATCACCCCGTCGTGTGCGACGCCTTCATAGACGCCGGGCGTCATGTCGGCCCGGTAGCGATAGGCGCTCGAAAGCTCCTTTTGCTCTTCGGATTCGATCAGCGCGATCGCGACGGCGTCCCACACGACGAGGGAATTCTTCAGGTACGGCGCCTGGTAGGAGGCGTTCGAACCCGTGGCCCCGACCACGAACTCTTTCTGCGGCTCGGCGGCCGAGACGGGGATGTGCTTGGACAGCAGCGGGATGTTGTTGAAGGTCGACGCCGCCTTCTCCAGTTCCTGCGGGTCACGCAGCAGGAAGTAGATGCGGTTGGCATCGAGCCCCAGCGCCTCCCAGTCCGGGATTTCACTGCCGCGGTACGGGTTGACCGTGGCCTTGCTGATGTTGCTGATCTCGACGTGCATCCGCCCGTCCACGTCGATCCGGCGGACGGTGGCGCGGTCGAAAGCCAGGCCGTGGTGGTTCTGCTGTGTCATGGGTCGAATCCCGGGATGATGCTGATGGCCACGCAGCGGCAGTTCGGCAGCTCGCCGGGACGGATGTATTCGCCGTCGATGAGCATGCCCTTGTCCACGTCGTAGACCTTGCCGTCGGCTTCCTGGTGCGATTTGCGCGGGTGCTTGCCGCCGCGCGAGTGCCGCCACTTGGCCTGTTTGATGCCCAGGCCCTGCTGGCGCACGCGCGTGATGGTGGCCGTGGCCTTGTTGTTCTGGTCGCGGGCGATGAAGGCCGCGCGCCGCTTGGTGACGCCATACCGCTTCTGCAGGTCCTCGACCAGCCCTTCCAGGTCACGGCCCTGGGTCACAGACCGCATGACGATGCCCTGCACCTCCTGTAGGTGCTCGGCGGCGATCGACTGGATCAGCCCGACGTTCTCCTGCACGGTGGCCTGGAACACGTCGTTGGCGGCTCGAGTCAGCTGGAACTGCACGCTGAACCCCTTCTGCCGCAGGGCGTTGCGCAGCGAGATATCTGCCGCGCTCATCGAGGTTTCCGCGAACTCCGTGGCCACCGGCTGGGCCGCCTCGTCGAAGCGCCGCTGCCACTGCCGGGCGAGCCTGCGCATCATCTTGGTCAGCGCCATCGCCGGGCTTTCGTCCTGGGCGATCTCCGGCACATTGCGCCGGTATGCCGCCGTCAGCCAGTACACCAGGGACCGCTGCATCTCATCGATGAGGCGGTCAAGGTGCTTGCGGTATGCGGCCTCGATGCCCTGGTTGGCGTGTACTGGGCGCAGAGCCTGGTCGCGCCCCGTGGGCGATACCAGGCCGGCGGCCAGTTCCGCCTGAAGCCGGCGCCCGTCGGCCGTGACATAGCGTCGCCGCCGCAACATCTTGGCGCGATCGGTCTCAGGCATTGGCGTCGTCCTGCGGTTCGTCATCCAGGGGTGGCGGCGTGCCCGGCACCGAATCAGGCACGCCGTCGGCGTCGTCGTCGGCCAGGTCCAGCGAGTGATAGCCGTTCGTCTCGTCTGCCGCCACGCGCTCGCGCTCTTCCTGCGGGCTGATGGCGCCGGACTCGATCAGCACCGCGCCGGTGTCCGCGTCCAGTTTGCGCACATCGGCCTGTTCCTTCTCGCTCATCTGCCACAGCGGCACGAAGCTGAAGGTGATGTCGGGGTCGATCTCGCCGAACTCGCTCAGCTGGATCACCTCCAGGCACTGCTGCAGCGGGTCGCGGAATACCGCCTCCTGGGCCGACAGCATTTCGTCGTAGAAGACGCGGATTTCGCCCTCGGCTGTGGCGTTCAGTCCACTCGGCGCGATCCCCGTGTACTTCACCAGGGGGAGCCCAGGGACCACGCACAACTGCTCAAGCGACTGGTTCTGAAGCGCGTCCAGGCCCGTCAGCGGGACATTCTCGAAACCAAATTCCTCGGTGTCCTTGTCGGTTGCATAGGTGCCGCGATTGCTGCGCGTCCGATTGAACACATCGATCCGCGCGTACACGTCATCACCTGGCCCGCCGCTCAGGATCGACTGCAAATTCGTCCGGAGTACCGGGATCGAGAACCCATCGATCAGATTGGCCACCGCCTGGCGCGTCTTCAGCCAGTTGTTGACGTACGGAATCGTCAGCTGGGTCAACGACATGCCGCCAAAGTTGTACGACGGCTTCAGCAGGTCCGGCACCTCGCGCGACACGATGTTCAGGAGGCGGCTCGAATGCACCTGGCGCCCTAGCACAAACCAGGACGTCGGCTTGTAGAAGTCCGGCCGCATCGGGTTGTCGCTGTTGTAGAGGTACGGCGTCGTCCAGACAGGGTCGATGACCTTGAAGCCCACCAGGCCGCCCTTGGCGATCTTGGCTGGGCTCTTGACCAGGATGGACTTCAGTTCATCCGGGTCGGCCCAGGCCAGCATGCCGCTGGGCGTCTTCACGTCGATGTAGATCTGCGACCGGCCGAACAGACCGTCCTGCAGCGCAGCGAGGCGGAACTTGGCGCGCAGGCGATGCCGGCGCATGGCCTTCTCGATGACCTCGAGCTTGTCGCTCTTGTCGTCTTCGCCCTTGACCTCCAGCTTGATCCATTTCCGGGTCATCTCCTTGGCGATGACGTCGGACATTTTGCGGTATTCGGGGCGCTGAGACAGCTCGGCCAGGTACGGATAGCCGATGAAGCCCATCCCGGCGTAGGCCTCGCTCACGTAGGCGTAGACCGGCTCCATGGCCGAGTCCTGGGCCATCATGGCCTTTTTCATCGTGGCGGGGACTACGCCGGGAGCAACGGCGGGGCGCTTGAACTCTCCCACGGGCGTGGCCACGGGCTCGGCCGGCGGGATGTTCGCTTTCCCCAAGGCTTCCAGGCTGATTTTCATCCCGGGTTCGCGGCGCGCAGCCGGCTCCGCCGCGGGGGCCGTCGCCGGCGTCCTGCGGAGGATCCAGTCGAGTAGTTTCATGCACGCCTCAATGCGTCGGGGTTGATTTGCATCGGCCGCTTGGTGATCAGCTCGGCGAAGGCCCGTGAGAGCCCGTCGACCTGGTCGTCATGCTTGCCGTTCGGGAAAGACCGCAGCTCGTCGATCAGCGCCTTGTTCCAGTCGCCGCGCAGCATCAGCACGTTGCCGACGTTGACCTGGGCCGCGAACGGCTCGGCCCGCACGACCTTGTCGCCGCTTTCCGGGCTGCTCACGATTCGGTATCCGGGCATGCCGCGCGTCAGGTACAGCACCTGCGTCTTGCCGGCCTGGCCAGGGTCCTGCGGGATGCTGATGCGCACCTGCCGGCCGTCCAGCGCCGCGGTGTTCTCCAGCGCCTTGTCACGGCGGTCCGGGCCCCACTGGCCACGCACCATGTCGCCGATCACGTACTGACCGGTCGGCAGGCGGCCCAGCTTCGGGCCGGCCGTGAAGTCGCCCGCGCCGTCCGTGCTGGCGAAGTCCCAGCCGCGCACCCAGTCGATGCGGCCGGCGGGCAGCGCGTCGATGACCTGGATCTGGTCGGGCTTGAACAGGTCGCCATCCAGCGGCGTCGGCAGCTGCTGATACAGCGACGACCACGTCCGCGAGTTGCTTTCGAACTGCGCCCAGTGCTGGCGATCGAACCATTCCGGCCAGAGGTATTCGCCCCTGGCGCGCCCCAGCGGGTCGCTGTCGACCTCGCAGCGCGCCTGGATGCACAGCACCTCCCAGTCGTTGCCGTCCTTGCAGCGGATCAGCCCGCTTTCGCCCTTCCAGTCATCCGGCAGAATCCGGCCGGCCAGGTCGTCCTCGTGCCACCGGGTGGTGATCAGGACAATCCAGCCGCCAGGGATCAGGCGCGTCTTCAGGTCGTCTTCGTAGGCATCCCAGGTCTTGTTCCGGATCGTCTCCGAATTTGCCTGCTCGCGGCCCTTGATCGGGTCGTCGATGATGATGCCGTGCGCGCGGTTGCCGGTAATGCCGGACAGGATGCCGCACGCCATGTACTCGCTGCCGTTGGACAGCGCGAATTCCTGGGCGGCGTTCGAATCCGACACCAGGGCCGCGCCCCAGATATTCCGGTACCGCGGCTGCTTGATGATCGAGCGCGTGCGGCGCCCCATCTTGCGGGCCAGGTCGTCGCCGTAGCTGGCCAGGATGACGCGCCGGCCGGGCGTGGCGCCCAGATACTTCGATGGGAACACCACCGACGCATACGTCGACTTGGCGCTCCCCGGCGGCATGCAGACGATCATCCGGCCGTGCCGGCGCTGGCTGGTCTCTTCCAGCTTGGTCAGCAGCAGGCGGTGGTGCACCGCCATGGTGGTCTCGATAGGCTCGAAAAACTCGGCGTCCGGGTCTTCCTCGTCCACCGGCCGGCCCGGCACCTCGATCGCGTTGGCGTACTGGAGGATGTCAGCCCTCGCCCGCCTCCGGATCAGCAGCTCCCGGGCCGCTTCCTGCCGCGAGGGCAAGTAGCTCTTCGTCTGTGAGGTCATTGACTTTCTTGAGCTGGATGGGGCCGCCGTCGGGGCCGGTCAGGCGCTGTTCGACGCGCTCGCCGTACTTCTTCGGCCGCAACTTGCCAGCCAGCCACTTGCGCGACTCGATCTGGAGCCGGGACCGCTCGACCATGTCCACCTGTACGGTCTCGGTCTCGCCCGTCACCTTCGTCGTGACCTTCGTACCGAGCCGGGTGGTGTCGGCCAGGTAGATGATCTCGTCCGCCAGCGTGTCCGCCTGTACTTCTCGCGCGCGGGCGTACTGCTGCTGAAACTGGACGTCCTCGGACAGCCAGGTGTATACGGTGCGCACGCCCGGCATCTTGGTGTCTGCGCATATCTTGCGCAGGCTTTGCCCCTCCATCAGGCGGGCGCAGATTTCTGCGGCGATCTCCGGGGTGTAGGTTGAAGGTCGGGCCATGTTCGTCAGGCAACGCCACTGGCGCCGCGTTCAAGCTCATCCAGGTACGCCTGGACAGGCGAAAGATGCGACCGCAACGAGCCCCACGGCATGGGGATCACACCGGCCTCCTTGCAGGCATCCTCCACCAGCGCGTCCTGAGCCAGTTCGCCGGTGGATGTCCACAGCAAACAGCGCCGGACGCGTTTGACTGCCCCGTGCACGGCGCCCACCTGAACGGCATAAGCCGTGGCCTGCCCGATGCCGGCGAGCACGTGTGTCAGCCCGTGGCTCCCGTCCTTCACTTCGATGACCGAAGCCGTGCCGTCGACGTGGAAAATCACGATGTCGGCGCGGCCGTGCTTCAGCTGCATCTCGTAGATGACCGCGTCCACCGAAGGCTGAAACGGAATCTCGCTGACGATATCGCTGGCCAGCGCACTCATGGCACCGACGCGGAACAGGTTGACGATCGACGACTCGTCGGCACGTTTCACCGCGCGCTCAAGGAGTTGAACGCCCGCGGTCTGGCGCAGGTCGGGCCAGTCAGGTTTCTTCTTTGCTTCGGTCATGGAATTCTCGGTTGCCCCCATCCGACTACCCGCCACGGCGGGCTGGGCGCGGCGGTTCTCGTCGTGCTGGCCGCCGGCGACAAGACCGGAAAGAAGTGCCCCGCGCATTTGCCCCTGCGCGGGCGCCAGGCCAGCTGAGGCGACTCATGGGGGTGTTACGAAGGTGCTATCGTTGGCTTCCCTCAACGGCCAAGGAGCCAGATATGTCGGAAGTGACCAACAAGGTGGTGTTTCGAATCGACAGCGGGAAAATCGTCAATGTCTCCGTCACCGCCCATGTGCCGATAGGCACGCCGCTGCCGGTGCCTGGCGACACGGTAACGCTGCAACCGTCGCCTGAACACAGCGGGACGTTCACGGTGAAATCCCGCCACTTCAAGTACGGCGCTGGCGTCTACTTGGCCCAGGAAATCGAGATCCTGGTCGGTTGATGACTGTGGGGCCCCTCCCCCAAGCACGCGTTGCACGTGGCGCTGTGTGGCGCAGGGAGACTTCGGGCGGCGCCGGTCGGAGCCAGTGGTACGGGGCCATCCCCGCTCGCAGCGGCCGCGGCGGCGCGCTGCTGTCTGGTCGATTGCGGCGGCTGTTCCCACAGAGCAGAGGCCGGAGCGTGACGTCTGCCAGCCGGTGCCCCTGCGGCCCGGCGGACGGTTCTCTCTGGCCCCTGCTCTCTGGAAACAAAAAAGCCGCCCGAAGGCGGCCAATCATCACTCAAGCACAAAAGCTACGATAGCATTGATAACGCGAAAATCACTGCTTGGGTGGCGGCCGCAAAGCATGCACATAATGCCGCTCGAGCATTCCATCGGCCCTGGACTTTCAGCGTAGCCGTTAAATCGTACTCCCGCCCTTTCGAGTCGGTTTCGATTATCTGCATAGGCTCCATGCTCACATCGCGACCGTGGATTCGCTTCATCTCGCGTTGATACTGCGCCACCGATTCCTCGGGTGTCACAAACGCCCGGCACGATGCGAGCCAAAAAATGGCAGCCAATCCGGTGAAGAGGCAGACGATAACGTTGAGGAGGATGTCCATATCACTCAAGCAAACAAAAGCCCCGGCTTTCGCTCGGGGCTCTCTTTTTTCGGACGCACGACGCCCGCCATGGGCATCGGGTCACGTCGTTAGACGGTAGTCAGGTTGTCTTGGCGACGATTATGCACCCGGCTTGCGTACTGCGCAACAAAATCTTCGAAGTTGCCCACGGCGCGCACCAGGATGTCGTCGTACTCGCGCAACCTGATGCCCTGGGCGCGGCACGTGGCCTTCCAGTAGGCGCGCTGGACATAGTGGGCCCGGAGCAGCTCGCGGTGCTGGTGCAACATCCGGTAGACGGCGTTGCGCCAGGCCGCTTCGATGAGGGCGCCGTCGGCCTCGTCCACCTCCTTCTGCGGCTCCTCGACCTCGGCCAGCTTGCCGGCCTGCTTGGCCAGCATGCGGCAGATCTCGTAGGTGGGCGACACGCCGTAGCCGCCGCGGCTGCGCATCACCTCCCCCCAGTTCTCCAGGCGCTCGTGGAAATCGAGCGGCAGGCGGTCCAGCAGAAGTTTCGGCGTCTTCATGGCGCGGTGCGCTCCTCGTACTTCGAACAACGTTGGCCGATCTCTTCGCCCAGGGCGCAGCGCAGCACGCGGCGGCCGCCGAAGGGGTTGGTGATCAGGCGGATTTCCTTGCAGCCTGCGCAGGTGCGCGCGGGCGGCGGTTCTTGGCGGCGCTCCAGCAGCTTGGCCGGGTCGCCGCGCTCGGATTGGGTGGCCCAGGTCATGCGGCACGCTCCTGAATGCCGGCCAGCGAATGCAGCGGTTCCTGCGCAGCGCGAGCGCGCTGGGCGACCATCTCCATCGCGGGCGACAGGGCGAATGCTCGCGGCGCCACCTTGGTGCCAGGCACAACCGTGACCGGCCCGGTGTACGGCCGCTCCGGCCGGGCCGTCTTCCGCGCATGCGGCGCGAAGTGGGCGGCCACGTGGGCAGTGATGGCTGCGTTCAGCCAGCGGTCGTATGCCGCCGAGGGCGTCTCGCCGCGGCGCTCGATCTCGCCGCCGGCGCACAGCCATAGGCCCAGCTCGGCCTTGCGCAGGCGCGGGCGGATTCGTTCGGCCGGCTTCTCCCGCTTGGCAGACGCTTTGGTGCGCGGCCTGGGCGGGATCTCGCCGGCCTTCTCCCGATGCCGGCGCACCAGCTGCGCGATGCGTGTGGCCGTCACCTGGTACTCCAGCGCCAGCGCGCCGGTGGCCTCGCCCGCCAGGCGGCGCTGGACGATTTCCGCGTTGCGCGCGGTCTGTTCGTGGGTGGTGTTCATGCTTTGCGCTCCTGCGCCACGGCGCCAAAGAGGTCGGTCTGCGGCTGCTCGACGGCCAGCGGCGTGACGACCGCCACCAGCCGCGCGCCGAACTCGTCCGGCTCGGCCCGGCGGGCGCTGATCTCGCGCACCCAGGCGTCATCCTGAAAAACGACGTCCTTCAGGCTGTCCAGCACCACCTTCTGGGCGTTGTCCAGGTCCAGGCACTGCACGGTGTCATCCCAGGCCGCGCCGTCCTTGCGCATGCGCTTCTGCCAGTCCTGCGGGCGGTTCGGGTACAGGGTGAACTCCACCCGCACCCGGCCGGCGATCGGCTTGCGCACACCGGCCACCAGCGCGATCTGCTGCACATGGGCCTTGTAGGCCTTGGCCTCGGTCGTGACGTAGGTGCTGGTGAATGCCGGCTTTCCCCGCGGCGTGACCGTACGGCTGGCCCAGTAGCGGTTCGCACTGATCGGGTACGGCAGGATCAGGCGAACAGACGGCGACACGTGCACGCGCGCGAAGCTGTCCGGTTTGACGATTTCGTCAAGTTGGCAAACTGAGCAGCCATCGCAGCCGCGCGCCTGGCATTGCATCGCAGTCCTGGCCAGCGTGCCGGCCATCGGGTCGTAGGGGTCGGTGAGGTTCGGTGAAGCGTTCATGCGAGGGCTCCGATCATGTCGATGGGTTGGCGGCGTTTGTCGCTGGTGAATTGCAGGCTGTCGGCGTGGCGCCAGAGGTTGATGCGTCCCTCCCATTCGCCGTGACGGTTCTTGTCGCAGATCAGCATCGTGTCCGGCAGGTCTAGCGTGTCGGCGGCCACCTCGCCGTCCTTGCGCAATTCGGCCTCGGCGATACGCTCCTTGCGCTTGTTCCGCCAGACGGTGAGCATCTGGTCGACCTGGTCGACGATGGCGCCGGAGCCCTTGGCGGAGAACTTGCCGGGGATGGCGTCCTCGTTCTCGCCCTTCTTGGCGTGGTGCACCAGGTGGATGTGCATGCCCAGGTCGCGCGCCAGTGTGCAGAGCATGTCCACGAAGTCCTTCTGGCCGTTGTAGTCATCCTCGCCGCGGACGCACTTCATGAGGCTGTCGATTACCAGGTGGCGGACCTTGAGACGGTCGGCGCAGTACCGCGCCACGGCGTAGAGCATGGCCGGCTTGACGGTGCCCTGTTGGTCGTACAGCCACAGGCGGTCCCGCGACCAGTCGATGAGGCGATCGACGGCCTGCACGCTCGGATGGCTGTTCATCGCCGTCTGGCGCAGCATGCGCTTGAGGGTCGACTGGGGCTTCATCTCGAACGAGGCGATGCACACCCGCTCGTCCTGGCAAGCAAAGCCGATGCAGGCCTGGCCCAGCAGCTCGCTTTTGCCGTGGCCGTTGATGCCCTGCCAGAGCGTGACCTCGCCCGCGCGGAAGCGCAGCAGGTCGTGCGTCTTGGCCCAGGGCAGCTTCGCGCCCGTGATCTGCTCGCCGTGTTCGACGGCGCGCGCCAGCTCGTCGCGCCAGGCCTCGGCGGCCAGCACCTTGGCCTGGGGCTCGGTCTCGGCCATGTAGGCCTCGAAATCGACGTCGGCAGGACTGATGATCTGGCTCATGCGGAAAATTCCTCGATGGTGGTGCCCGGCTGCCAGATGGCCAGGCCCCAGTCGCCGGAGGCGATGACCTTGGCGGGCGAGCATTCAGCCAGGCGGCGCATCACCTGCAGCGCCCGGGCCCGGGTAGGGGCCAGCAGGTGCACGACCGTGCCAACCACCGTGCGCAGGTCGAGCGTGGCCGCGTTCTCGTCGTCGTGGATGTGGATCTCGGCATGGCCGACCCAGCGGCCATCCGTCATGCGGCCGATCATGGCTTCGGGGTGGGTAAAGCTGCCGTGGCGCTGGCCGGCTGGCACGCAGGCCACCCAGACGTCAGTCGGGCGATAGCCCGCCATGCGGGCGTCGAAGAGGGCCTGGTGTCCGATCACACTGCCCCCGTCCACGGCTGGTCCGCTCCATTGGCCGCCAGCAGGCTCAAGGACGTCGGCGGCATGTCGTCTTCCCAACGGCGGCCGTTCAGGTACGTCGCCGGCGCCGGCTCGTACCCGCGCTTCCACTGGTCGGTTTCGCACATGGCCTCGACGTGGGCAACGATCTCGTCCGTCAGGGCTTCGAGCCCATGGCGTTTCCAGCGCTTGCAGCAATCGGCCTTGTCGACCTTACGCGGCGACTTCGGCCAGGCATCCCAGAACCGGATGAAACCGGGTGGCACGTCGGCGCGAGCCGACAAGGGGTTTTCTTTCTTCCCTTCCTTATCCTCTCCACTCCCTTCCGGGGGTGAGGCCTCGACGAGCGCTCGACGAGGGGGGTTCGATCCATCCGGTTTATAGGGGGGGTGTTTGAACGTAGGACGGTCGATTTTTTGGTGATGCCACCCTGTGACGTGCAGAAAGTCCTTGTTTTCAAAGGAGTAATAGACGATCAAGTCATTCGACGACAGCTCGTCGAGTAGTTCCTGAATGCTCGACGACGTAATATCGTCGCCGGGGAACACATTGGCCTTGATGGTCTTCGCGCTGGCCACGTGGTTGCCGGCGTCGTCGCAGAAATTCCACAAGCCGATGAACAGTAGTCGAGCCATCGGCGAGCAGTTCATCACCTGCTCGCTGGTCCAGAACTCGGGTTTGATGGAGCGGATTCGGGCCATGATGCTCGTCCTAGCCGCCGAACCCGAGCGGGTCCTCGGGGTTATATTCTTCGCGGACGCCGCAGAAGACTGCGAGCAGATCGAGGGCTTCGAAAGCCACCTTGAACGGATCAGCGCACACCTCACTGCCGGTGAAGTGCAGGACCTTCAGCCCCTTCTTGACCAGGAATCGGTCACGGGCCTTCTCGTACGCGCGTTGGAATTTGTTCTTGTCGTGGAAGGCGTGCCCGTCGAGTTCCACCACCACTGGTGTCACAACGTCCTCGGGTCCTATCCCAACCTGTCGGAGCAGGAAGTCAACGCGATACTTCCCCACGAGGGCCTGCGTTTCGACGTAGACGCCAGACTGCAGCCGCAAAACCCCGTCAGGGCCGCTGCGCGGGTGCGGGTTGACCTCGAATCGTTCGGCTGCACACATGGCGTGCACAGCAATGAAGAACAGGTCCTCGATGGGCGACTCGCAGGCGCCGTTACTGAGGTGTCCGTACATGTCCTGCGAGAACTCTTCTTCGCAGCGGCGCCCATGTAGCGCGGCCGCGCGTTCCAAGAACTCAAACACGTTTGACGCAAGCTCGCGGCTTTCAGCCATGGGGTATCTCCAGTTTGCTGGCGCGCGCGGCGGACCAGCGTGTGTAAGCCCATTCCCAGGTCGCGCGCTTCTCGGCCTTGGTCAGGGTCATGCCCTGATCCAGACAGGCGTGACAGCGCGCGCAGCCGGGAACGGTGTAGATGTCGGGGGCTTTGATGCCCATGCCCTTGCCGTAGTCGCTCCAGTTGGCGTGACACGGCACGACGGTGTCGCGCTCGCCGCGGCACACGCCCGGGATCTGGAGGAAGCAAGGTTCGCCGCGGCAGGCGGCCAGGTACTTCGGTTCGTGGCCGGCGCGCTTCTTCGGCGCGCGGCGCTTGATGGCGGCACGTTGCATCGTTGCCTGCCGCTCAATACCGCCGGCGTAGGTGGTGTCCCGCCGGATTCCGGTGGCCTTGAGCGGGGTCTTGCGGGTCAGGGGCGTGCGGCGAAGCATCAGCGATCCTCCCTTTGCTCGAGGCGTTCATAGGCGTCCCACATGCGCAGACTCGCCAAGCGCGCGATGTCCACGGCGGCGCCAGGACTGATGACTTTCGCGTCGCGGTTGGGGGTCGCCGGGCGCCGAACGCGGGCCTTGACCTGACCGTCTTCATTCGTCAGCAACAGCACGCCCGAAGCTGGCGAGCCGAGGCAATCCAGCAATTCGTCCGTCCAAATCTCAGCAGGCAGCGCGTAGTAGTGCTTCCAGACTTGGCGGGGCCACTCCCTCAGTTCGAACTGCTGCGCGTACACGCGGCGACGGCTCTGGAGTCGGCCGCTCTGGTCCAGCTTCTCAACCGTGCGCGGGTTGCCCACATACTGGCGGTGCCACCACTTGTCTTTCTTGGCGTCGGCCCTCAGATCGGCCCGGCTGATCTTGATCTCGACGTCGATGATGCGCAGGTTCTCCGTCACGACCAGCAAGTCGCACTCGTGCCCGGTCCAGTTGCAGTTAGGCACCACGACCAGGTACTTGCGGTTGAAGGTTTGCCGCGCGAGGGCGCGCGCGATGGAAGTCTCGGACCAGATCATCAACGGGCCTCTCGCGTGCGGAACTCGACGCCCAGCTCGGCGCCGGCGGCCTCGACCTGGGTCAGGTACTGGGCCATGCCCTTGACGGTCAGCATGGTGGTGCTCCCCACCAGCGCGCGGTCGCCGCGCGGGGTGATCTGCCACTTCACGTAGCCATCCAGGCACAGTTCGGGGTCGAACTCTTCGGGCAGAAACTCGCGCTTGAAATGCTCGTGCCAGGCCTCAGCCGTGAAGCGCTTGCCGCCCACCCAGGCCTGTTCCGCGATGTCAGCCAGGGGGCCGACCCACATCAGGGCGTTCTGGCTCATCTTGCGCGGCTTGACGCGCTCGCGCACCACCACTTCCAGCGGCTCTTCAGCGTCCAACGGCAGGTTGGCCAGGAACGTCTGGGCCGCGGCCTGTTGGCTGGCGCCCACCAGCAGGAACGTGCGGGGGTTGTGCAGGCGCTGGCGCATGGTCACCTCGTCCCGCACTCGCCCATGCCGGCACGCGCGCAATGGCAGCTCGCGCCGATCTTGGCGCCGTAGGCCAGGAAGTCCATGTAGGCGGGCGTGGTGACGACCATGCCCAGCGCCTCGATGGCCGCATCGACCTTTTCGATCGTCACGCCCATCTGGCCGGACAGGAATTTGCTCACCTGGCTGGCGTCCCACCCCAGCCGATCGCGCATCAAGCCGCACGTCTTGGGGTTGGTCAGGGCGTTCCGAAACGCCTGCTCCATCGAGGGCTTGGGAACGTGAAATTGCACCGATGCAGGCGCGTTCATTTGCGTTCAACCTTGTTCAAAAAGATATGCATGCATGTGCATGCGGCACCGCGCACACTGGCGGCATGAAAAATCTGACCGATACCGAAAAGCTGCTGCAGAACGCCCAGGACATCGCGCGGCGCACCTTCGTCGACCCGTCCGAAGCTGCCGTCATGGCCATCTTTGAAGAGCTGCGCGCCGAGCGCGACCGCATGGCCTGGGCCAACGACGACCGCGTCGGCGCGACGGTGCATTGATGGCGTCATGTCGCCATCCCTTCGGCTGCGACTGCAATGAGCCGCAAGGCAGTACGCACGTCAGCAGTGAGGTCAGGCGATTCCGCCGCGATGGTGCGAATCAGTGCAGGCGCGCCATCGCCGGTGGCGGCGACGAAGGCCACAGTCGACAGGATCACCAGAGCGGTTACTGTGGTCTCCAGTTCTTCGAGACGCTGCTCGGTGGTCTTCATCTACGCCGCCTCCTGCTGGGCCGGCGCGGGGTCGACGCGCTTACGGCGCCCCACCGCGCGCAGGTGCAGCCGCCGGAGCTTGTCGCCGGTCGTCCACCGCACCTCTTTCTGGGCGCCAGACGCGAGCGCCGCGATGGTCGGCTGCGAGCAGTCGACGCGTCTGCCGATCTCGACCTGGGTCAGGCCTGAGTCGAGAAGGTCTTGAATGAGCTTTTTCCAGTCCATGACGCACAGGATATAGGCTGTCCTATGTTTGGTCAATAGGCCATCTAATGCGTCTCTATATAAGAATTCCAATATGAACAAACTAGACTTCGCCCAGCGGCTGAAAGAGGCGCGCAAGGCGGCAGGACTCACCCAAAAGTCCGCTGCCAAGCTCGCCGGCATCACGCAGCCCACACTATCCCAGCTCGAATCCGGCGCCTACGATCAATCTGTTGCCACGGTCGCGCTGGCGAACGCCTACAGCGTGGACCCGACCTGGTTGGCCACAGGGAAAGGGATAGCCAAGCCGGGCATGAAAACAAAAGAGCTGTTGTCGGAATACGACTACGAGGGGGAGACCGGGGCAATTCCGTACTGGGACGCTCGCGGATCTTGCGGCGGTGGTTTTCTCAATTACGAGCAGATGCCTGTGGGACACTTGGTGAAGGAAGCCTCATTCTTCAAGCGTTACAACCTGAGCCCGGCGAATGCGATAGCTATCTATGCAGACGGCGACAGCATGTCGGATTTCATCGTCGACGGGGACATCGTCATATTCGACATTTCGAAGACCGAGCCGCGCTCCGGAAAAATCTTCCTGGTCGAGCACCCGGACGGCCTGCGCATCAAGCAACTGCGCCGCGACATTGATGGTTCCTGGCTGCTTGAAAGCCGCAACCCGGATAAGCGCAAATTCCCCGATGAGCGCGTCGAGCCTGACCGCCTCGAATTCCTCAAGCTGCATGGCGAATTCGTCTACCGCCAAGGCGGATAGCAGCACCGTGCCGTAGTTCTCCCAGCGCGCCGGCCCATGCTGGCGCGTTCTACGTTACAAATAAATATAGGCTGTCCTATTGCGCTTTGATATTGGATGGCCTATATTGTTTCCAACACCCCACCACCCGGTGGGAAATGGGAGAAACAGCATGGCTGACCAGCCGCAAGAAGAAGTCGTCACCAGCTACAAGGCGTTCAACGCCGACTTGACCTGCACGGGCGGCGACAAGCCGTTCCAGTACGAAGTCGGCAAGACCTATGAAATGAAAGGCCCGATCAAGGCTTGTGATCGTGGCTTTCACGCTTGCGAGTACCCGCTGAACGTTTTCGACTACTACCCGCCGGCCGGCTCGCGCTTTGCCCTGGTTGAGCAAGGCGGGAAGATCAGCCGCGAAGGCAGCGATACGAAGCTGGCCAGCTCGCGCATCACCATCAAGGCGGAAATCGGCATCGCCGGCCTGATCAAGGCGGCTATCGAATACACGTTCTCGCGGGCAAAGCCTGAGGGTGAGACTGCCACGGGCTACCAGGGCGCTGCCTCTGCCACGGGCGACCAGGGCGCTGCCTCTGCCACGGGCT